AAAACCTGTTTGACCTGTGGGGCCCGTAAATCCTGTTTGGCCCGTGGGTCCCATAAAACCTGTTTGGCCCGTAAAACCTGTTTCACCTTTGGGGCCCGTAAAACCTGTTTCACCTTTGGGGCCCGTGGATCCTGTTTGGCCTGTGGGGCCCGTAAAACCTGTTTGACCCGTGGGGCCCGTAAAACCTGTTTGACCCGTGGGGCCCGTAAAACCTGTTTGGCCCGTGGGTCCCGTAAAACCTGTTTGGCCCGTGGGGCCCATTAATCCTGTTTGACCTATAGGACCCGTGAATCCTGTTTGGCCTGTGTGGCCCGTGGATCCTGTTTGACCTATAGGACCCGTGAATCCTGTTTGGCCTGTGGGGCCCGTGGATCCTGTTTGGCCCGTGGGGCCCGTAAAACCTGTTTGACCTGTGGGACCCGTTGATCCAGTTGCACCTGTATTTGATGCTGTTCCTGGTAATCCTGTGGGACCTGTTTGACCTATTGGTCCTGTTGCACCTGTATTTGATGCTGTTCCTGGTAATCCTGTGGGACCTGTTTGACCTGTGGGGCCCGTTGATCCTGTTGAACCTGTATTTGATGATGTTCCTGGTAATCCTGTGGGACCTGTTTGACCTGTGGGGCCCGTTGATCCTGTTGAACCTGTATTTGATGCTATTCCTGGTAATCCTGTTGGACCTGTTAATCCTATACCAGGACGACCTTGGTTGCCTGTAGGACCTGTAAAACCTGTAAGGCCTGTTGGACCAATAGGTCCTCCATTTGGACCTGTTGGTCCTGTTGATCCAATACTAATAGATCCATTTGGTCCAACACTAACAAATTGTTTTTCAAAATCAATAATTGTATTTATAGTATCAAAATTTGTGATTCTAAACATTTATTTAAATAATTTTAAATTATTTAAATAAAAAATAAGAAAACAATCTATAATTAAACATTTATTTAAATGATTTAAATAGATATATAAAGATGAATTATCTTTTCAATTTATTGAATATATCTAAAAATAAAAAAAATTTACCGAGCTATATATCAGCTACAGAATTTGAAAATGTTACTCAACAAGATTTTTTATGTGATTGGCTCTCAATTGTTCTTCCAAAATCACCAAACCCTCATCCATTACAATCACTTTTTTTAAAAGGTATTCAATATGAAGCTTATATTATTGATACTATTCGAAAAAAACTAAAATTACCTTTACTAAAATTATCAAGTTTATCTACAAGCAGAGAATATACCTCATTTGAACATACTTTAGATTTAAAACAAAGTATTGATTCAATGAAATCTGGTGAAAAAATTATTTATAGTCCTTATATTGCAAGTGAAAAAGAAGAATTACGTGGAATCCCTGACTTGCTTATTCGAAGTGATTATATTGAATCATTTTGTGGGATTGAAGTTCCTCAAGAATCTTCTTTATTTGGTAATTATTATTATATTCCTATAGAAATAAAATATTCTTCTTTACATTTTGATAATTCAGAAAAAACGTTACTCAATATTAATCGAACTAAAATATATAAAACACAATTATGTATTTATTCAAAAATATTAGCTGATTTACAAGGTGTATTTCCATGTTGTGCATTTATTATTGGAAAAAATGGATTTGAAAAAATTGGACATGTTTATTTTCAAACAAAAGATAATGATATTATTTCTTTATTTTATAAAGGAATAGAGTGGTTACGAGATGTTCGTAAAAATGCATATACTATGGAATTTTCTCATCAATTATTACCAAATATGAAAGTTAGTCATCCATTATATGATAAAGAAAAAAAAATAGTAGCTGAATATTATGGTGAAATAACTGAATTTTGGCAATGTTCAATTAAACATCGATATAATCTTTTAGATAATACAGATGATTTAGTTTATTCATGGAAAGATCCTAATTTTGATGCAAATTTATTATGTCTTCCAAATACTTATTTTCAAAAACTTGATATTTTATTTAAAATTAATAGAGGTGAAATTCAGTCTATTTATCCAAGAAAAATTAGTTTAAATTTATTTGAATGGAAATCAATTGAAAATGAGTGTTTTGTAGATTTTGAAACTGTTGGAGATATTGATGATAATGAAAATTCTACAATATTTTTAATTGGTATTTATTATAAAAATAAATATACATATTTTTTAGCAGATACATTAAAACATGAAAAAAATATATTAATTTCTTTTTATCAATTCTGGAAAGATATAGGAAGTCCTAAAATATGGTATTGGTATGCTGAAGATTCTTTCTGGAAAAAAGCTTGTAAAAAATATGATTTAGAATTAAATATGAAATGGGTTGATCTTTATAAAGTATTTTTTGAAAATAATATATGTGTAAAAGGATGTAAAAATTTTAAATTAAAAAGTTATATTTATGCATTATTATCTTTAGGAAAAATTAAAATTAATCTTCCACCAGAAGAATGTTCAAATGGTATAAATGCTCTTTTACTTGGTTCTGAATATTATGAAAATAAAAATAAAGATAAAGATATTTTACAACCTATTTTGGTATATAATGAATTTGACTGTAAATCTTTAGAAGTATTACTAGATTTTATTCGTAAATTATAAATTTTTATTATTATATAAAAATATGGAATATAAGAAATATAAAACTAAAGCTAAATCTAAAACTAAAACTAAATCTAAATATTAATTTAAAAAAATTTTTTAGAATTACTAAAAAATTTATAATGTTTAATTATGAAATTGTTTTTTTGCAAATTCATATCCTAAAAATACTCCTCCATGTAAAGGCATTGCTCTCATAATAGATAACCAGAAATTCTTATAAAAATTAAGAAATCCTCGATTATTTTGTTTATAAATTTCAATTACTATATCTTTAAAATTTTTATCTGAAGATTGCATCTTTGTTTTAATTAAATCACTTGGATAAATAAAAATCCATGCATTTAAACCACTTAATGCACCCATCATAAATGTTTTAATCATATTATTTTCTTTATTATATTCTTTACAATAATTATATGTTGAAAAATAAATACCAAATCCAGGAGTTTCTCTACAAATCGTTGGTAAAAATCCACGATACATACCACGCCATTCAAACTTTTTCTTTTCATTATTTTGATAATAAATCTTTATTTGATCTATAGGAGTTACTATTAATGTAGACATAAATCCTCCAACAATACCACTCCAAAAATTATTTAAACCAAATTCTTTCGATTTATTATAAAATCCAAAAACAATACTTTTTTCTAACATGATTCCAACCAATGGTGCACTTATACCTGAATAAAGTTTTTTCATTTGTATAGCATCTTTAATTGTTTTTACTTTACATGATTGAATACGAGTTTTAATTGTATCAAATGGATGAGAAATAATTGTTCCAACTAAACCACCACAACATCCATAAAAAAACTCCATTTTATTTTCAAATATTTTAAAAATCTTTTTTCAAATTTATAATTATTATTTAAAAACATATTTATAATACATATAAGTCCAAGGCTTATTTTATATGTCCTTTTATTTTAAGAATAAAAGGACCGTTGATACAGTTGGCAGTATATTCGTCTTATGAGCGAAAGGTCGTGAGTTCGATTCTCACACGGTCCAATATAAATTTAAAATAAATTTATATTTCCATTTGCATTAGTTTAAAAATTTCAAATTCTTGTTCTACAAACTTTTTATCATGTTTACCTAAGTCTTTAATATAATTTAAATACTTTTAATTTAATTTTTTTATAAATTAAAAGTTATAAAAAAAATGTTAAAAAACAACTTTAAATGAATTAAATTAGATGTCTGTTTACAAAACTATTTTTATTACAAAACAGTTTAATAAAAAAAGTTATACCTTTTATACCTTTTTTGTAGAATTACCTAATATGATTAAAATGTTAATATTAATATTATTTAATTTTTAAAACTTTTTAATTTATTTAGAAACAGGAATACTAAAAGGTCCAAAAGATATTATTATGGATCAAAAATGGAAAGAAGAATATATTCAATATATGAATAATTAATTATAATTTAAAAATATAAATATATAATTATAAGCCAGATTAGCTCAGTTGGTTAGAGCAATCCACTTGTAATGGATAGGTCATGTGTTCGACTCACATATTTGGCATTTTTAATAAAATTTTATTAAAAATTAATTAATTAATAAATAAATGAATATAATATATGAGACTGAAACACAAAATTATATTTGGATTATTGATAAAAAGAAAATAAAAACATTTTCAAAAATAATTCAAAAAAAATTAACTAATAAATTATCTAATTTACTTAATTTATGTTTTAAATCTAAAGATGAAGATGAAGATAAAGATGATAATGATGATTATTCTGAAATATTAAAAGATGATTATATATATTGTTTTTATATAGATGGAAAACCAAAAACAACTTTAAAAATGATATCTTCTATTGCATCTATTGTTCTTGTTCAAATAACATCTAAATATGTTTCAGAATTATGGTATATATGTAATGATTTAGAAATTAAAAAAGGATATATGAGACATTTAATAAATATAATAAAATTATTCTTAAAATCATATGGAATAAAGAAAATTTATTTATATCTTGAACATGATAATCCATATTATAAAAAAGCTTTACAACTTTATAAAGATAAAGGATTTAAAAAAATTGATTCAAATGAATTTATTATTATTATGGAATGTAAATTATAATTTATTATAAAAATAAATTATAATTAATTTATATATTTATTTATTTCATTTATATTATTAAAAACATGTATGTTTAATTCTCTATCAATAAAACCTAATGTTTTTAATTCATCAATAAAATCTATAAAAGATGTATAGAAACCATCAATATTATAAATTAATATTGGTTTTTCATAATATATCATTTCTAACATTTCATATAATGTTCCAATTCCTCCTGGTAAAATAATACATATATCACATTCTCCTTTTGTCATATTTTTTTTATAAACTTTTTGATAAATAAAATTCATAAGACCAGTATCACTTTTACCGCAAATAATTAAGTGATTTGAGAGAATATCAATAAGATCAGAAACTTTATCTTTAAATTCAAGAGAACAATCTTTACTACTTGAAAATAAACAAATTTTCATTTAAATAAATTTTATGATTTTAAATCTGATTTATATTCAGCAACTTTTTCACGACAATGAGGACATTTATAATCATGTTGTAATAACCATGTATCTAAACATTCAGTGTGAAATACATGTTTACAATTAATTACACGAATTTTACTTGATGGTTCAAATTCATCTAAACAAATACTACATTCTTTTTCATCTGTTTTTAATTCAGAAAAAGATACAATCTGAATTTTATCAAGTTCTTCTTTGATAACTATATTTTTAACATTTTCAAGATTATCAAGATTTTCATCATGATTTTGAATTATAATAATTACATTATCATATATGTATCTCATTGCATTAACTTCATTAAATAATTGTCTAATTATATTCATATCTTCTTCAATATAATCTTTTACCATTGATAGATAAACACCCATTGTATAATAGATATCTTCTTTTAAAAAATCTTCTTGAAATAACATTTCTAAAATACGTTTATAATATAAATATTCTGATCGACGTTCAAATTGACTATTATAAGGTATAATATAATTTGTAATAAAATCTAGTAAATCTTGATTATAATAATCAAAATAATCTCTTTGATTTAAAAATTCTAATTCCATTTTTAATTAATTTAAAATATAATTTTATTTTAAATTTCAATTTTATTGTAAAATAAATATTGAAAATATAAA